TATCTTGTTCAAGAAAATATAAAGGACTATTAGCTGATAATAATTTTTTATTTGCTCTTTTTGCTAGTTTATCTGCCTCTCTTAAAACTTTAAAAGGCATAAAAGATTTGGTACGCCAAGCAACTTTACAAGCCACAACGAAAGCTATATAAGCAACAGGCACTACACCTATAGCTCTAAAAGTAATTTGTTGAATTAATCCTTCTCCAAAAAGTGTAGTATCGTATCTAAATAAAACGTGCCATATATCATGTGTTAAAAACATATGACTTGATATATTAACCCAGAGTTTTCTACCTTTTCTTCCTGCAAGATTATTAGTATTTTCTCCGACAAGAAATCTTTTATCATAAAGTTCTTCTAGGGTAAAATTTTTCAGTAAATTACCTAAGTGAGCTCCTACAGTATTAGGAGGCAAAGATTGCAGCCATTCTCTATCTGACATTTTTGGTAATACTTTTTCTTTTACATAAGTTGGATCATTCCAACTTCCACCAAATAAAATAGGTCTTTTTTCTTTTTTAAGATGTGTAATTACTGCTCCAAAACCAAAAGGAATAGCCATTTGTCTAATTAAACCTTGATAGGCATCTAATCTTGCATTACCAAAATCATCTTCAAGTTTTTGTATATTATGATTATTCTCAAATACATCTTTGCTGTATTTATATATTTTCTTTAAATTCCATGCCATATTTATTACCTCCGATATACCATGATCCTTGCAGTAGTTTCTGATTCATTTGTAATCTCCACCGAAGAACTATTTAATTTTTTTATATCATACTGACTTATTTGTGTATCGCCAATAGAACAATTCTGTGAAAAGAATAAGTACATTAAATTATCAGATTTATTAATTGTTTTAGTTTCGCCAACTCCTATATCTAAAATACTGCCATAATATCCTTCTACTTTAGGTAAACAACAAACTAATTTAGTATTGTCTTGTGTCGCTTTTAATTCTCCATACTTAGCATACAATCCCCAAGAAAAACCTTTTTCTTGCAAAGTTTCGTAATCATTACCAAAAGTATAAGTAGCTTTATAACTTTTATTAGCTACAGCTTCTTCCCAACTTGTTTGTTCAAAAGAACCATTTTTTAAATAATCATATTGAGTTAATAAATTTAACCTTTGTATATCAGACTCAGTAATATCATCATTTTCCCAACTAAGAGAAACTTCTATACCACCTTCTATAAGAGAAATTATACTTGGAGTTTTAAGTATGTTTGAACTTTCAGTATCAAAAATTTGATTTGTTACTTCAACTACTTCTGATTTTTCTGTTCTAGAAGCTACATCTCCCTGATTGCCTTTAACTACTACTATTTGAAATTGATCATCAATTACTTTAAGAGTTTCTGGCACTACAACAAAATCATATCGGACTGTCATTATATTTCCTCACTTGTATTTTCTTCAGCATGTTTACTTATATCATAAACAGTTTCGTCTATTTCGTTATTTATATGTTGAAAAAAATGTCGTTGAATCTGTAATTCTGTCATTCCATCGAACATAGACTTTTCATATCGAATAGCAACACCTTTATAATCACAACGATAAACAACAGTGCCATCGGTTATAGTTTCTTCGTAATAAATAATATCCTCTGCTTTTTCAACCATTAGCGTTGAATAGTTAAAGTCCATGTTCCAGACATAGTTATTGCTGAACTAAAATTACTAGTCCATAAATATCTTGTGACAGCACCAATAGTTGGAAAAGTATCATGTATGCAAGAAGCTTTAGATGTACTAGCACCATTATTACTCTGATTATCTGAGCCATACCATCTAGTAGCAGGTATTCCATTTTTAGCAGCAGAGTCTATCCAACGAAAAGGAACATTAGTCCAGTTATTGCCTGTAACACCATTCGTTCCATAATGGCCTTGAATCCAACAAAAAAAAGTAGCATTTCCTAATGCAGTGGCACTTGTTGAGCTTGTCTGATAAAGTCCAAATCCATAACTAAGTAAATTAGCCGATGAGCCAGCACTAGTGCCTCTAAAGTGATCTGTCTGTATAGCTCCAGAGGAAGGTATTGATCCTGCATTACCTGATACATCTCTGCCTACTGTAGTTGTCCATGTTGCAGAAGCTGATCCCATTGAACCTGAAAGATAATTAAGTGCGTACTGACTCTTAAATCCATTTGTTCTTTCATATAGTGTATAAGCAGGAACATATTTTGCGCCGGGGTTATACGTTGAATTGGTAAGGCTTGCTACAGTAGGACTAACACTACTAGAGGTGCTACCACTAGGTAAACTTCCTGAGTAATACTCACTTATACTAATGGGGTTACTACCACCCCATTCGCTTTGTATTTGACTAAAAGATACTGATCCACTTGCAGGTATCGCCATTATCTATTCTCTAATTCTTTTACTTTAGCTGTAAGAGTTTCTATTTGTTCTTGTTGTTCTTTGATAGCTTCTACTAATAAACCTACTGTATTGCCATAACGAATAGCTAAGTGTTTATCTTCATCATCTACATCAGAAGTTTCGTAAACTGCTTCTGGTAATACTTTTTCTAAATCTTGTGCTATTAAACCTGTGCTTTTCTTTCCATCTTTTTTGTAATTAAAAGTAATCCCTTTTAATTGTTTTACTTTATCAAGAGCATCAGGAATAACTTCAACATTTTCTTTTAATCTAATATCTGAGGTGCTTCCAAAAGCTGTGATATTACCATTACAAATTAATGCACCAGCATCTGACATATCTATCCTTGCAGCAATAATACCTGAGCCGCCATCATTACCTAAAAATACAAAATCTTTATCTTGTACTGAAGCAGTCAAATTAAAATTTGAAGAGCCACTTTCAATATTACCCCATTCATTACCATCATCATAAAATCTTATATGCTCTCCACCAGCGTCTAAAATAATATCTCCAGATCCATCTAAAGTTAAATCTCCTGTTCTCGTAATCGAAGTACCACCAACATCAATAGAACCATTAAACATAGCTCTACCTGCATCAGACATATCAAGAGTAAGGGCAGTAATTCCTGTACCACCATCATTACCTCTAAAAATTATATCTTTATCTTGTACTCCTGCTTCTAAAGCAAAATCACTAGAACTGTTAAAAATTTTACCTATTTCTGTTCCAGCATCTTGAAAAGATATTTCTGCATTATTGTCAGCATCTAAAACAATACTTCCTACAACATCTAAGGTTAAATCTCCAGAAGCATTGCTAACAGTTGGTGCAGCACCTAACGCTATATTGTCAGAGGCATCTTCAAATACAGTCTTACTTGCAGGTAGTGTACAAAATACATCTTTAGTTCCTGCAGAAAAATCTACAGCAGAGTCAGAGTTAGAACTACTAATGATCGTAGTTCTTGCCAATGTATCAGGAGTGGCGTCAGTAATTGTGCCTAAACCAACTTCAAATTCATTTGCCGATTGGTGAGCAATACAGTAGTAACAAGTATTAGAGTTTCCAACACCTGCTACAAAAGTTTCAAAACCAGTTTCGGCACCTGCTAAATTTATGGTGCCTGTGCCAGTAGAAGTGGTAGTTTCTTTTACCCTATCGTTTAGGACAAGAGCCATGCTCTCCTCCTAAGCTATTCTTATAATAGCCGTACTAGCTGCAGCTGCTGGGAAAACTATTGTGAAATCTCCAGCAGTAGAAGTTTTATCTCCACCAAAATCTATAGTAGCTACCGATTTATTAGAATCAGAACTGTTATAGATCATACAACCTCTAGCTGTAACAGTAGCAGTTCCAAAAGTTAAATCTGCAAAATCTGTTATAGCTGTAGTACCGTCATTAGTCGGAGTTACATTTGTTAGGTTGGCTCCTCCAGAAGTATAGTTAGTACCACTGGCTTCTTGTGCAGTTGAAAATGCAGTTGTGGTTGCTCCCATAGTAGCCGAGCTAGTAAATAAAGCTAGTTTAAAGGTATCGCCAGAACTGTTAGTAAAGTTATGAACACCAGTTAATAGTTCTTTTTTAAAACTAGTAGTTAAAGTTGAAGTTATTGCCATGTTTATTCCTCATAAAATAGCTAAATTTTTAAAACAATTTTAGCTAGTTCTTCTTCGCCACCTTTTATCAAATCTTGAATCAAAGTAGCTTTATAAGATTTTATAGCATTTTTTATATAAATTAAACAAACTTGTTTAATTTGTTCTCTATAAGCTTTTGCTTGCGCTGTAACGTGTGGTTCGTTGTCTTCTGAATAGCCAACTATTTTTTCAGTTAATCTTTCTGCCCAAAATTCTGGAGGGTGCCCACCAAAATTTGATGTCTTTGTTTCTACTATGCCTAACTGAGGCATTCCATCTGGAGTTATTTTCATTACCATTTTTTTGGTTCGTTATGACTTTCTTCTATTATCTCTTTTAATTGTATTTCTGCTTTACCGTCTTCTCTGCCTACTAATAGAGGTTGAGGAGAATATTTCTTATTTACCATATCACTTTTTTTTCTAACTCTTAATTGTTGTTTTTCAGAATCATAATCAACCATTAAAGGATCTTCCAGCCTGTGATAGCCATAAAGTTTTTCTTCTGGCTCTACAGCTGTATCTAATAAATAGCTAGAGGCCGCTACTCCTATTTCGATACCAACATTCATACAATTAGTTAACCAATATTCACAACAAGCTCGACCAGCTTCGGCAAAATATAAATTACCTTTGTAACCAAAATCTATACCAAACAAATGCAAAGAGCCAACTCTATGCCAGTAAGCAAAAGCTATTGCATAGGCAACCGTGTTGTTTAAATAAGAAGAATTATTTTCTGCTACTATTTTTTCAATCGGATATTCAACTAATCCTGGGCAACGATTATCTAACTCACATGTATATATAGGACCTTCATGATTTAACAAAACTTCTTTCATACCATTGGTTTGTAACCCAGCATCATCGCTATCTAAAAATCTAGAAGCTGGGTCCATCATAAAAACTCTGTCGTGTTTAATCACATTAGCTACAGCATTGATTACCCATATTTCATCAAACTGCTCACCGTTAGATCTAGCTAATGCAAAGTCAAACCAGCTTTTACCTAAGCCAACTAAAGCTATTTTTTTACCTTGAAGTTCTTGAATCTTCTCCATTTTTTTATTTAAGTTACATTTGTTCTTAGCGCGTCAGCCCTATATTCATCTCTTCTGCTTCTGCCCTCTGCTCTGTTTTTAAGTCTTGCTATCTCTTCCATAAATCTTTTTTCATATTGAGCTAATACATCTGGCTCTCCTTTTAAAAAAGTATAGGCCTCAACTAAAGAGCCATATAACAAAGCGCTTCTTGCATTTGTTGATAGCCAAGTAGTACCGCTACCAGAACCAGAAGTTAAAGAAGCTGGTTTGTAAAGATAGTGAAGTTCTGCGTTGTAGTTTGCATCTGGTACTGGACTTACTGTTATGGTAGATCCATTGTTAGATGCTGTAGAAAGTTCTTTATCAAAATCAGCGTAGTACAAAGGCAATCCTCTCAAGTTAGTATCAGCTGGATCTTCTGAATACTCTTGCATAAATGTAGGGTGTTTTTTTAAAAGATAATGATAATCTCCACCAGAATCTAATACTGCTAGAGAAAAACTAGCTATATAATCTGAAGGTGTTGTTAAAAATCTATTCCCAGAGGTAAATACTCCAGTTACATTCTTTCTAAAAAAATCAAATTCTACTAGTTGAAATATTCTTTCTTCTGAATTTTTAATAAAATCTGCAATCGTATTAACAAAAGTAGTTTCTGTGCTATCACAAAAGTTCTTAATTAAATCTTGTAGCTGCGTATAAGTCATAATTAAATTATATCAAACTAAGGAGTGTTTGCTTGACCTCCCATACCAGAATGATTAGTACAGTAATAATAAAGGGTCGGAGCTCCAACTGCCACTGTTATTTGAGTGTACGCTCCTGCATTTCCTGGAGTTCCATTAGTAGTAACTCCTGTTGTATATTCTGTTCCTCCTGAATGAGTACCATTAGAAGTTGTAGAAAATCTTAATGGGTGATTAGTATTACTAGCATCAGATTGATCAAATCTATAAGTACTACCCTCAGATAAATTTAATGTAGGATAGGCAACACTATCTATAAAGTATTTATTACCGCCTCCATAATAAGCTACCCTAACTTCGTATTCTGTAAAGTTTGAAGTAACAGTTATTGCTCCAGTTAATCCAAGTAGTTGTGAACTAGTTACATCAACAGTTGTGCTTATGTTACCCGTAACGGTTGTTGTTCCTAAAGAACTAGTTGCAGATACTCCAGACAAGTCTGCATTTGTTGGTGGTCTACTATTTTCAAGGACACTAATATCTCCTAGGTTGCCAGATAATTTAGCTAATTCAAATTTGCTAGGAATAGTACTAGACAACATAGAAAAGTTTTTTGTTATGCTTGGAGAAGTTACAACAACAAAACCATTACCACCATCTTCCGCTCTATCTGGTCTAGGATTAAACAGAGCTTCTGGATCAGCAGCATGAGTCCTTGGTTCTAATTGTGGGTGTTTTGGACTCCATTGATCAGGACCGACTAATAGGCCATCCCAAGTTCTTTTCATATCTTTTAGTTTGTACCTAAACCCAGATATGTCGCATATTCCATAAGCTTGTTTACCTTTTGCGTAAGCCATTATGAACTTTGTGAGGGATTGATTCTAAAGGAAGCTCGATCTCCATCTTCATCAGCAGCTCTTCTAAACTCTTCTTCGTATATTATTTTTAATTGTTCTGTTAATTGTGGATTTCTTTTCATAGATAAGTAGTACGCCAACCCAGCTACAAAACAAGGATAAAATCTAAATGGTAAATCCATAGTGTTGGTTGCTTTGTCAGCATCATCCATTCTTACCATTTTATTAAATACTAAAATATCTGTAGAGTTTTCTGGAGCAGGCCAAACTTTTAAAACTGGGGTATTTTGTTTATCTAAAAAATATTGATTAGGTCTAGCTTTAGTTCCTTTGGTTGGAATATTTATGTATTCACTTCTACTTACTCTAGACATTTGTGTATCAGTAGTAGTTGAACCTTCAGTTCTTCTTAACACTACATCTAAAATATCTATAACACTAGAATCTAAAGTATATTCTCTAGTACCCTCAGTAACTGTTTGTGTAGCCTCAGATATTGTCCATTGATTCAATCCTCTGTTAGCCCATTCAGCCAACATAAGATTAATAGATCTTCTTGCAGATTTTAAATCATATCCAGTTCTTAACTCTAAACCACATCTCTCATAAGCTTCTTCAATAAACTCTGCGACATTTGGTTCAAAGTCTGTACTGTTTGATGTTGCCATGTTTAATCCTCATCACTATATAAATTATTAAAAGTTATCCTAGGATCTAAATAACTTTCATGGCCTTCAGCAGAATGTAGATGTTGTGAAGGAGTAAAATCAGGTGCTCCTTCGCCAGTTCTCCACAAAGCCGGGCTAGTTGCTCTAACTCTATTGTTAGGAAGTGCAACTATATTACCAGTCCACTTGCCAGCGTCTGTTAAATATATCACATGTGATTGCTTATGTTGAGCAGGATCATCTGCTATCTCATGGTCTGTATAATCTACAGTAAATAAATATTTACCTTGATAAAATTTATTATCGATCTTACACATCCATGGTGAAGAACTTACTCTATCCATAGTTATGATTGAATGATTTCTAGACTCACAATCCCATGGTTGACACAAATGATCTTCCATAGGTTCTGGCCATTCATCTAAAGGTATATCAGCAACTAATGCTTGAATAGGCATTCTTGCCCACATAGCTCCACCGTGAATATTACCTTCTTCCCAATCTTCGTCGTCTATCTCACACCCGGTAAAGACAACTTGAAAGCTTAATGATCTATCAGGGATTGTATTTACCGCTATTGCTAGCGCATGTAAATACTCTCCGTGATAGCGTAAATGATTACATGTAAACTCTCTTCTTACCCAACACTTAAAGTATGGGACATTGCTCATCAAATATGGCATTTATACCTCAATCTTCTTTTTATTTATTTTTTAGCAGCGCCGCCTCTTCTGTAACCTTTAGTTGCTTTACCGCCTTTGCTATACCCTTTGGTGGCTTTTCCTCCAGCTCTGTAGCCTTTGGTTTTTTTCATTGCACCACCGCCACGATAACCTTTAGTTTTTTTAGCCATGCCGCCACCACGGTAGCCTTTAGTTTTTTTAGCCATGCCACCTTTGCCATAGCCTTTAGTTCTTTTATAAACCATTTAATACTCCTCTTTATCCTGTAAAGAATATAGTTACTCTATCTATATTAGATAAAGTTGCATGTATGCCACTTGAAAACAATACGCCATTATCTGGAATATTTAATGTTTCTGTAGTGTCAGCGTTCACGGGCAACACCAATAGTGTTGCTCCTGAACTAGTATTTTTAAAAGTAACTGTGCCATCTGAAGCTCCGCCTGAAACTACAAAACCACGAAGTCTTGAACGCCTAGTAGTCATGTCGCCAGTTGAAGTTACAGAAGCTGTTACAACATCAGAAACTGCCATAGTTAGCTCCTATTATGCAGTTGGTGAATCGGAAGCAATTCCAAAGAATTTTAACGCTACTACTCCACCAGCTCCTGCTGTTCCAGAAATAACCACTTCTACTTCATCAGCTGTTTCAGTAGCTGCAGTTGTAGTACCACCAGACATACCTAAAACTCCGTTGCAAGGGAAAAATCCTTTGAAACCAGTTGAGTTAATAGCTACTGAGATTCCGTCTACGAAACCATCAGTATCTGCATCAGTACCAATATCTACTAAGTTTACGTTGTTAGCAGCTGCACCAGTTACAGTGATTGCTACACCCATTGGAATAAAGTTTGATGGTATTCCAATAGAACTTTCTTTGTGGTCAGTTCCAGAAGCAGCAATAGTAATAGAAGTGCTGTAAGTTGACATAGTCATTTCATTAGTCAATCCGCCAGTTGTTTCATTCTTGATAATAGTTTTAAAACCATTCTCAGATCTAACTGGTCCGTTAAAAGTTGTGTTTGCCATTTTTTACCTCCGTAGTGTTACTGTCTTGGCGAGTCTGCTAGGTCAGTCAGTAACGGAAAATTAATCCTAGTTGTCATAGGATAGCAATTTTTTTGCCAAAAAAAAAGGCACCCGTCGATGCCTTTCTTTTATCCCTTGAGTTAAAAAGTGGGATTTACTTCTTATAAATCAGTACTAAGATTAAGCTCCTTTAGATCCGTAAACTGCTCTTGGGTTAGAGAAACCAAATGAATATCTTTCTCTAGCCTTGAAACGCATATTACCAGTATCAAAATCACCTTCCATTGCAGTTGACAAAGGAGTTCTTTCAAAATGTTTAAACCCATCTGGGCAATCAGTTTTGAGGAAGAACGCATCTGTATCTGTCAAGAAGTGATTTACAACATAGCCATCAGGTAACATTCCCATGTTTCTAATAGCATTAATATCGTTATCAGCAGTACTTACTCTACCAGGTGTTTGTAACAGTCTATCAGCAACGAACTGTAGATTTGTAGGAACGATTAATTTCATACCTTGAAGAGCCAAGATCATGTCTCGGTCATCTTTAAAGTTAGCAATATCGATCAACGCCGCTTCTAATGAAGTTTCGTTCAAATCAGCATCAGTGCTAGGTTCGTTTGCAAAAGTTCCGCCGCTCGCTAATGGGTGATCAGTAGCACAAAGCTCCTTACCATCACCACCAGTAAAGCTTGAGTTAAAAGCGTTGTTTAATACAGAAGCAGCTTTAACTTGCTTAGTGTGAGCCATACTTCTAGCTAATGCTTTAGTATATCTGGCACCAAGTTTGTCATACAAATTATCTTCGATAGCTTCTTCAGTCAAAGCAAATGCTAATGCAATTGTTTCGTGAGAGTATCTAGCAGTGTATGACTCCATTGCTGTATCAAAATTTACGCCTTGCCCTTCAGCTTTAGTTGGAGCATTTCCGAAACCTACTAGTAATACTTCTTCTTCAAACGCTCTGTCAGAAGATTCAGTATCAAAGATTTCAGCGTGCTCGTTTTCGTACCTGTTGTACTCTAAACCGAAAAGGGCGTTTAATCCTGGTTCTAATTCTTTCGCTAATTGTGCTCTAGAAATTGCCATTATTAAACCTCTACGCTAATCCAGCGCTTTTAGCACCCATGACGTGGTTTTGAATAACCACGATTACATTTGTGCCTGCGCTAGCTACGTCGGAATTTTCTGGATCTTGTGAAATGTCAATAGCCTTCAAAGGTAAAGTTGCTGTAGTAGCACCAGTTGAAGTATCTAATTGCATGTTTGAAGTTCCAGTTTTTGTGTCGCCGACAGGAGATGAATCAACGATATCAAAGTTACCAAACAAATCAGTTACGGGGAAAGCCTCGTCTGATTGAATAGAAAATTGAACCATTGGGTCATCGATAACATTAGCAACAATATCACTAGCAGCAATGCTGCCGGGGTAACTGTTACTAAATACTGTTTCACCACTAGTAGGGTCAGTGTATGAACATCCATTGAAGACTCCAACAATTGGTACAGAGCCTGAAGCAGCATGTCTACCTATTGTTCCAGCAGTAAGTTGTGTTACCAAATCACCTTGGAAAATAGCAGTAGTCGCGCCACTCGCGATTCTGTATTTTTGTTGGCCGCCAGTCCATGATTGTCCACCGACTTTTCTAACAGGGACTAATCCCATTTTAGTAGTTTCGTTTGCCATGTTTATTCGACTTTAAATTCCAAACAATTAATAAATCAGAGGAAGTTATTTACCCCCTCCACCAAATGTAACCTTGCTTTTCCTTTCCCTAGAGATAGGCATTGCAGGGTTTTCTTCACGCATAAGGTCATTGTCCACTGCCGTCATTTGATTTTGTGTGGCTTGACTAAAATACTCAGATCTTTGTTCGACGATTTCCTCGTCTATTTTGCAGAGTATCAAACCACCCACTCCAATGACGCCCGCGTGACGACCATCATCGACGGTTGGATAATCGTAACCAGGAACTTCTTCTGGTTTAACTGGCTCCCAGCCCTCTCGGAATCTTTTGGAAACATTAGTTCGGTCTTCTTGACCTAACGTCTCGGCTCTTATCCATCGGTAGACCGTACCAGCTGGAGGATCACTAGGAACCTCTAACATGGAAGGCGGCTTCCAAGGAGTCTTAGCCTTTTTTGTTTCCCTAGATTCTTCAGCTCTAGGTGCCCTTTTTTCAGTTTTAGTTTCTTTATTCACGATTTTTGTAACCTCGCTTTTTGTATTGCGTAATCTTTAAATGAAACGCCTAAGCGTTTCGCTAGTCTTTGCTCGCTTGGAGAAAGCTCCACTCGATTACTTGGTTTGCGTCCAGTCGATGTAGTGCGTGATGGTGAAGCAACGGTTTGGACGGGTTTTGTAGCTTCCACGTTGTTATCAAACTTATTAGGTATTTCTGACCTAAGTCTGTTATCTAATTCATTGTAATACTCATCTGAGTTTAAATCAAAACCTTCATTAGCTAATTGCTCATGAATAGTAAGGGCCACGGTAGTGGCTACTCGGTCTTGACCGAACCAAGAGTTTTTATTTGCCCATGCTTGTGCTTTCGGAGAAGGCTCTGCATATTCTTGAACCTGTTGTGGTTCTTGAAGTGGGCTCTCAACTTCTTGAGTTACCGCTTGGTCATAATCTGCTTCAAACTGGCTTCTTTGCTCAGACGCTTCAATGTATTTTTTTTCAGCAATAGCAGTGCTTAACAATTCAGTAGCCCTTGCTATGGCTTCAGCATCGTTTGCCTCAACAGCCTGTTTGTGAGCTTGTTTAGCTAATTCAATAGTTGAATCAGTTTCGCTCTTACGACTATCAAACATAGTCTTTTCAAAAGATTGTTTGGTCGCTTTTAATTTATTGTTTTCTTCTTCTAGCTGTTTAGCATATTGCACAGCCATAAGTTCGCGTCTTTGAAAATCTTTTGCTTGAGCAACAGCTTTGTTAATTCTGTTTTGTGCATAAGCAGCTTTCTTTTCAACTTCGCCTTTGTCTTTGTTTTCTTCTACTACCTTGTCACTGGTTTCAAAGTTTTCTTGAATAGTGTCTTCTTCAATAGATTTAAGTTCATCTTTGTTTTCTTCAAGATCGATGTACTTAGTTTCATCAGAAGCTTCTTGATCAGCTCTTTTACCAACTGGTAAAGCAGCTTTCTCTACTTGCTCTTCTGAAATATCTGGTAAAGCATATTCTTGTTCAGCCATAAATCACCTATAAAGTTTTAATATCATCGGGATCATTAATGGTGCCGATTACCTCGTCATCATTAATAATTCTTACCTCGTGATTGTCTTCCAAACGAAAGCGAGCTCCCGCATATCTGCCAATCAATACCCAATCTTTTTCTCTGCACCAAGTCTGACTTTCAAATTTATCTTTATCTTTATAAGCGGTAGGACCTACTTTTAAAACATAGGCAACTACTGTAGCTAAAGATTCTCGATCTAAAGTAGATGTGGTTAAGTGTATGCCACCTTCGGTTACGCCTTTACCTTTGTAAGGTAAAACCAATATACGCCAGCCAGTGGGATTAGGCATTCTTTCAAGTAATGATTTATCTAGCAATGTAGGATCTAAAACTCTGTCTTCAGTTTTGACATAAGCTTTATCTACATCTGATCTTGCTGCTTCTTCTCTTTCCTTTTTTCTTTCTTCTGCGATGTGGTTTGGAACTGCTAGTTCGGTCATCGTTAATCCTCTTCTTGCAGCACTTCCCTTATTTCAGATTCCATGGTGCGAAGTGCTGTTAACTCACCAATGTGAAATCTGTAATCTTCAACGGATTTTATATTACCTGCACCCAATGTTTCAAGTATATCTTCTTGTCTTTGTCTAATTTTTTTTAATAGCCATTCGGCTAAATTGAGATCTTCTGCCATTAATTTTTATGAGTATCTAGTTTTCTTCCTTCTGTTTGACATCACTTTACCACAACCTTTGTGGTGTTTTCGTATTAGTTTGCCGTCTTTAGCAAAAGTTTTTACGTTGGTAGGTTTACCGCCCGGATTACCAGCTGCACGTTTTCTTTTAACTGCGCTACTTCTTTGTGCGGCTGTCATGCTTTTAGCTTTTGCTCGTGGTACGCATTTAGGATATTTTCTTTTAGAACCTTTTACTTTAGCTCGACCACACTTTTGAAACTTACCTTTTTTCTTCGGTGCGCCAATATCAACCCAATCTCCTTTAGGTCCTTTACCAAACCATTCTGTTAATCCGCCACTAGGCTTTGCCATGTTTTTTCCTTATTGTTTTTTCCTTGTGTAAATATTTTAACTTGTTGAGTTTTTCCTGCAACATTATCTCCAAGCTGGCCCTTCAATCCAAGTAACTAAACTTTTCCTAATTCCTTTAGTAACAGGATTTACCTTATGTGGTAAAAAAGAAGGAAAAATTAAAACTCTGCCTTTTTCTCTTATAATATTTTTATCAAAAGAGTCTGGTAAAATATCATTATCGAATTCAAAATCACCTCCTTCATATTCATCTGAATCAGATAACTGTATAGTCATACTAAGTTTTCTATCATACATTTCTCCTCTGCCTACAAGACTATCTATATGTTTATGATAAAAACCTCTGTTAGCTGCTAAGTATTCTGTATATTGAATATTAAATATTCTTTCAATATCTAACCCAAAATGTTCTCTATTAATATCAACAAATAAATTTGTGCAAAGATTGGTTAATTTAGCTGTATCTTCTGTACGTGGGTCTATCCAACGAATTTGAGATCTTCTAATATCTTTTTCTTGTTTAGTACTTTCACCTATTTTTCCACCTACGACTCCAATCTCCTCTGGAAATTTTAATGCCATAGTTTTTATATCTTCAATAATCTGTTCTGGCAATACTTCAGGAAGCAAAAAAGAAAGACTTCTCATGTTAGTTACTAACTTCTGTAACCGCCACCACGTTTTTTATAAGTTCTAACTAACCAAGCGTTAGCATAAGCTGAAGGATAAACTTTAAATTTACGTTTAGCCTCTGCTTTTACTCTAGCGTATAAAGCTGGATTGGTTGGTTTAGCACCACCTTTCTTTTTAGCTTTAGTAGCTTTACCACCTTTTTTTAATTTTAAAGCACTCAAAGATTTAGCTTGACTAGCATGTAACTTGCTAGCTTTTCTTAAACCTTTAACAACTTTTTTTACAGTTTTTTTATTTCTAGTATTTGTAGCCATTTAACACTTCCACCTTCGTCTTGCTTGTCTTAATCTTGAATTAGGATTCTTAGCTGCTTTAGGAAACTTTTTCATTTGTCCAGCTGATCTAGCACAAAATGATTTACGTCTCTTAGCCGCTTTACTACCTTTCTTCACCTTGCCAGTTACGGCAGTTTTTAATTTAGAGCCGGGGTTCAGCTTCCTATATTTTCTGACTCCAGCTGCAGTCATACCTGCACCTTTTTTAGTAGGTCTAAAATTCTTTTTATTTTTTGAGGGCATTTTGCCCTTTGAACTTTTTCTAGTAGTTTTTTTAAGTTGTGATCTAGTGATTGCCATAGCTCGTTAAAGTGCTAGGGCCGAGGGGAGAAGATTGAAAACTAGGCCCTAGCGTTTTTAATCTTATCACATTCATTAATTTCCTCTATTCTTTATCAGCAATTCTGCTTTTTTAATTTTATTACTAGAATCTAATCTATCACGACCTAAATCGTCTTTCATCTCGGCAATCGTTTGAGCAACATTTAATTTTTCTCTAGCTAATTCTAGTTGTTTCATGGCTTGCATAGCATCAAATTGTTGTCTAGCTGCAAACTCTTGACTCTTACGTTCTACGTCTTGAGCCTTAATATCTAATTCTTTATCACGTAAAGCTACCAATGGGTCTGCTGGTGGGGCTGGCGGGACAAATGCCATATTGATTTGTGACATCAATCCAGCTTGAATTTGTGCTACATCTTTTGCAATCGCTTCATCTATTTTTTGTTGTTGTTGCATAGCCATTTCTGGCGGCATTGACATAAGCATTTGTTGTATTTGCATGAACTCTGGGTCTTGCATATTTTGCATGTCCACAATTTCTGCAGCACGTAAAGCTACGTGTTGATAAACATGTGCTTGAATGTTAGTCATGATAATAGGTTCAATCATTGCTGAACTTGTTTGTACTAATGAGATATGCACGTTGATGTGTGCATCATGATCTTGCCCAGGGAAAGCTTGACAAGGTTGCCCTTTAATCAACAAAGCGTTTTCACTTGCTGGGTCAGTTGGCATTGGTTGTGGTGGTGGTGGCAATAACTGTTCTATGTTTTGCACACCCATAGCAGAATACATTCTACGATACGCCTCATACATACCTTGTATGCCATGAATCTCTGGGTTTGAATTTACGACTTGTAATATTTCATTAGCCAACATAACACGCTGACTCATAGAGAAAATGTTTGGATCTGAAACTGGTAGTACATCTACGCGTTCATCAAAGTCCATTTGTTTAATCATGCCGTCACCAGCAGAACTCATGTAAGGATATTCTGGTGGTAAGTAATCAGCGAATACTTTGGCTAATAAAATAAATTCAAATCTTTGTGAAGAATGCAATCTTTTATGGATTGCTGACATGACTTTGGTACCACGCTCTAGTAAAGCTACGGTAGTACCAACTGGCATGTTTTGGTTAGCATCGCCAATTTGCATTTCAGCTAAAGCTGCAAATTTTCTGCCACTATCTACTAAGGTACCTAATAGATTAAGCAAAGTGCCAGATGGCTCTTTAAATGGCAGTGGGACAAAAGCATCTCGTAAGCTCCCGCCAGGGGCATCCATGTCTCTGAACTCACCCGGCTGTAGCGGTTGGTCATCGTTTCTGATACGAATACCTCTTGCTTTAAAACCAGCTGGTAAGTTAGACAATGTACCAGCATCTATCAATTGTCTTAGAATAGATGTTGACGCTTTTGATAACCCACCAATCATGTGAGTTAACCCAAATCCGTAGAAACCTAAACCCGGTAAAAACTTATAATGCACAAAATAATTTATGCGTTTTTTCAATGGGTCGTTTTGTCTGTAGTTTCTTCTAATCGATAATACTTCGTTAGTAGTAGTTGAAAGCGTAATCACATAAGGTAATTTAATTCCTGTAGGTTCACCTTCAGCATCTACATCTTCATACCCTGGAATATCTAAGTCAGTATGTACTTCATAAAGTTCACATTGATCGCTTTCGCCATAGCTAGGTTCGACACCTTGCAATTCATCTATTTCTTCTTGAATAGAATCTGTATCGGTATCGACTATCATTGATTCAGATATATCGACATCTCGGTAAAATCCAGCTTGTTGTAATTTTTTAATATCGTTCATAGACATATCAACGATATGCGTAATTCTGCCAGCACTATAAATATCAGTTGTGGCATAAGGCACAACTAAATCTTCTGCTGGAATAAATCTAGAAACAGCACGGCCTAAATTTTGATCGTAGTAAACTTTTCTAAATGCTGAACCAGATAATGGTAAATAAAATAACATTTGATCTGTTTCAGTATCGTACTCTTCCATGACATTCATCAATTGATAATTCATGAACTCACTAACACGACCAGCTTGTGCTTCACTGTCTGGATTTTTTGCACCAACTACTTGAGTTCTTACTGGGCCATTTGATGGCAGTATTTCTTTGTAAGCTTGTGCTTGAAACTGAGTTACCGATTCTGCTAATAGTGGGTGCATAACGCCAGAGGCACCCTCGAAAGGTTGTGACCTTTCTTCATAATTCATTCCCAAAGTTTCTAAACCTTCCTTGTAAGTATCTTCCCAACCTTGTCGCGAGGATTTGTCGGCTTCTACGGCGTCAACTAAATCACTGTAAATAACATCGAGCTCATCTTGCTCTAAGTATTCAGCTAAGTTGTCATTGAATTGTTCTGATAAATCTGGCGTTAACACCGAACCAAAGGTTAGGGTTCCATCTTCCCCACGCTCGAAGACAGATAAATCTATCTCGATGTCTTCTGGTACTTCGACGTTAATTGTTTTGTCTTGATTCTCTACTTCTAAATCTATTAGATCGTCAGAACCTATCGCTTTATCTATATCTGCCATTAGTGTAATACTCTTTCATCTTTATCAAATATTTCGTACAAGTCATCGTAAAGAGAAATTATATCTTGTAATTCCCCAACTACAGTAACTCCCATCTGTTCCGCTATATTTTCTGCTATTTCCGAGCTACTAGCAAATATATTAGGTCCTTCGTAAATTGTGTTCTCACCCTGCACTCTAAACTCAGTCAAATATATTTTTACTTTTGAGTTTTTTTGAGTCATCTACGTGCTCCTTGTCTAAGACTTTTTTAATTTTATCTTCAGCAGAGTTTAACAATTTTTTAGCATGGTTGCTAAGTTTTACTCCGTAGGAAAATGCTTCGATAGATTCATCAATACTGAGATCATCTCTCTCTAAGTAACTTGTGATATTGGTAATCTTCTCCACGGTCTCTTCGTAAGAGAGATCCTCAATCTTCTTTGGCATAAGAAATTATTTTTTATCTTTGACGTTGCTCGCTACTACAGTTGCAGCTGTTGCTCCGCCGACAGTGCCTGCTACTTTTCTGTTTCTTTGTATTTTCTTTTGAGTTTTTTCGTAATTTTTAATTACATCAGAATAATCTTGTTTGACTCTACTATAGACTTCCTTTTCGTTTTTTAACTTTGGTTTGTAATCATCTCTTAAAATTTTTTTGACTACTTTTATTATCTTTTTAGCTGCCACAATTATCTCCTACGTCTTAAAGGCGGCCCGCCAGTTTTTCTTCTTTTAGTTTTAAAACCAGTTTTTTTCTTTTTACCACCAGCATTTAGATATTCTCTCAAAGTTTTATAGCCAGCTTTTTTAACTTGGTCTTGAGTAACTGTGCTGTATTTTTTACCTTTGTAGGTAAAAGTTGAGTTAGGTCCTTTTTCTTTTCTAGCTTTTTTAAAAGTTTCACCGAAAGTAGGATCTTTTCTACGCATTAAAGCTAGAGTTCCAGCGCCTAGGGCTGTGCCAAGAGCCGCTATCTTACCTAGTCTTCCAGGTAATTTTCTAGGAGTTGTTTTCTTAGCTACTGTTTTTTTAACTGGCGTTTTTTTGGGAGTTGTTTTTTTAGGAGTTGTTTTCCTAGTATTTGTTTTTTTACCCGGACCTTTATAAGAACCTACTGATCCTTTTGAAGGCGTTCCAGAAATTACAGGTCCTACTCTTTTTCTTGGCATAATCTTTACTCCTCTAGTAATAAATTCGATTCGTGAAGTCATTATCTTCCATAACTTCATCTGAATCAAGCGATATGAAATTACCTTGTCTAAATCTCATCAAGGCTTGAGTCATGGAATCCACCAAGTCATCGTGTTCACTAAATGGAAAGGCGGCACATTCTTCGATAAGTTCTTCGGCAAAGCTCATGTCTGGCGCCCAAACCATACCTGATTCAAACATCGGTGCGACCGAGTGCATTCTAGTAACTTTATCGTTACCTCTTGAGGGTCGGAAGTTAATTACAGGTATGCCCATCATTCTCAGTTCTTGAGTCAAAGGAGTCCCGCTCGATTGAGCCTCAATCAAGACCATGTCGGGACTCCAGATTTGGTATTCGTCGTAGGCAATTCCTTTGAGTTCTGGAAAATCCCAACGACCTTTTTTAGAATCTAAAAGAATTATTGAATCCGGGGCATCATCACTCGGACGAAACACACCCCAAGTAGTAATCGCTGAATAGTCAGCCGATTCTTTTTTTGAAAAAGCAGTATCGTAAGATTGAATAATATAATCAACGGGTGGTGGTTCTTCATCTTCCCAGATATTCCACCACTCTCGTCTAACGATTGCGCCCTCTTCACTGGTTGGATTCTGCATGTATTGAGCATTCCACTTGGCTACTGGAATAGAAGCTTTGACAGCTTCCAATTCTTCGATCTTCCAATATTCAGGCCAAAGTGGTTTGCCAGAATCCATAATCGCTGGCAACTCTAGTACTTCCCATTGGTCAGCACTATCTTCAGACATACGTTTAATCAATTTAGCGGTAAGATCGATGGTACTCCAACGCGTCATTACGATTACGATTGAGCCTCCCGGCTGTAATCTTTGTCGCGGTCCAGAAGAATACCACTCCCAAGCGCTTTCCAATGCTGAAGGAGACATGGCATCTTGTTCAGAATGTGGGTCATCAATAATCAAAAGGTCGGCACCACGCCCAGTAATAGCTCCACCCACACCTGCCGCAAAGTATTCGCCACCTTTATTGGTTTCCCATCGCCCAGCTGATTTGGAATCAGCAGATAAACCGAAATCATCAAATAGTTGTTTATATTCGTTCTGATCCATAAGGTTCCTAACCTTTCTACCAAATCTCACAGATAATTCAGCAGTGTGCGTGGTCTGCATGATCTTGGTATTTGGTTTGAGTCCCATAAACCAAGAAGGAAAGTAGACTGAAGCGAACTCAGACTTGGTATGTCTGGGTGGCATATTGACAATTAATCTTTTAATTTTGCCTTTCGCAACATCTTCTAGCTTTTGCGCGAATAATCGGTGGTGTTCCCCTTCGATAAACTCAGGCCAGACGTGTTTTATGTAGCCCAAAAAGGAGTCTCTTGATTCTGATTTAGCATCTATAACTTTCAGACGATCTTGAATCATTAAGATTTCTTTTATCGTCTCGTCATTTAAGTGATCTAATTTCATTTAAGTACTTCCCATCTAAACTTTTGTTGTCCGTATATAGGTTGCCACTCTCTACCTGGTCTAGTTGCCCAACCAGTTCCTTCTTTCCAAACTTTAGTTTCACCTACAATCTTCCAATCAACTGCTCGTAAAGAAGATCCAGATTCTTTTTGCAAAGTATAAGTAATCATTCTTTTACCACCCATTTGTTGCCAAATGCGCCAGCTTCTACCGTACAAAAAAGAACAAGTATTTTTAGGAGAATCATCTTTTACACATACTCTTAATACTTCAGCAGTAAATCCATCATCTAATTTTCTGGCTACTGGTCTGCCTACTATAGCAACTCCTACTAAATTTTCTCCATCTGAAGCCCCAATTGAATATTTGTGACCCCTAGTCTTTTTAGAGTGTCTATGAAAGTTAATAACAAATTCGTTTGCTTCCCTTAAAGATATAGGTATTACTTGTAATTTCATGGATTTGATAGGGGTCCCTTTTTCATTTTTTTGTAATTATACATATCGATTGTTATTTATATATAGAAAAAAAAACGCGTCGCGATTTATGGGGGGGAGGGGGTGCAAAAAAAAAGCCCCTCAAAAATCGAGGGGCTTTCCAAAGGAATTATTTTTTTTAGAAGATGCTTTTATCACTATCATGATAAATAGCAAAGCCACTAGCAGTAAGCGTTGGCACTTTAGTTGGCTTTCTTTTACTTAAATAGTATTTGACATTTTCTGAATTACCAATTTGATTATGAACAGCAAATCTATTTGTCGACTTAGTTTTATCAGATACTAATTCTATCCCATACTTTTGAGATATTTTATTTCGCTGAGTTTCAGAAATGGCAATACCATTATTGGTAAATCTTACCAAGGGTTTTAGTATTTCCTTTTGCTCATTAGTAAATGCTCTTATCACTTCATCACACTGACGAATTAAAGAGTCAATCTTTTTGTAATGAGCATCTTGTTTTAGTTCTTCTCTTTTAAGAACTGCTTCTTTTAGTTGTTTTAAATTTTCCATTTGTACCTCCTTTTGGATTAATTTATGTAATAAATTTAACATTTTTAGACATTTTGTGCAACCACTTAAGACCCTGGAAAATTAAAAAATTAAGTCCTCCCGATCCTACAGAACTTGGTGATCACTATTTATTATTTTAAAAAAAATAAATTTAAGAGGCCTATAATTTTTGAGCTCGCATTTGTTCTGGCGACCGTATCGGAATTCGCAAACGCACAAACAAAAAAGGGCGACCGAAGTCGCCCTTTCCACCATAGGAGGATGGTTTAACAAATCCTAAACCCTCCACAGTTTTTTAAGAACTCGCAAAACTCCTCAACATTTTCTATTGTAAAAGGATAACTCTCTCGATTATCTCTTTTTTTATAGATTGCATCCCATTTAGCTTTATCCTTTTTAGGATAATCATAAGGGACAACATCATTGCCGAGTTTCTTTTTCATTTTATCTTGAAACTCTTGCATCTCCTTTTCGACAAACTTGTTTGTCTCTTTGGCTTGTTTAACTATTTCAGAGTATTGCTTCTCTTGATGGTCGGCAAGTCCTTCTTCAATAGCCCAACCTAAACGATTTAATAACTCATCACAATCTTCTTGAGTTTCTAAACCAACGCCGTCGTTACAATGACCACTTTGGTACATATCCTCAGAGATTAAGCGATTAGCACTTTTTACTTCTGAATACATTTCATCAATAGAAGCGACGAAGTCCCAAAGAGGACGCCACCACCAAACATTATTTCTGAAATACTCTCCAGCTTCATTTTTTGGTTGATTACCATATACATCCATTCCCATAATTTACCTCCTAATATATAAAATTAATTAAAATAGATACTTGAATTATACTAAATGTATATATAAAATCAAAGAATAATTAATCATTCATAGGAGAATAAATTATGAAAGACCTTAAATTGTTTCGCAGTCATGTATGCTTTGATGACTATTACGAAAACAAAGACCCAAGACTACTTTACGATTGTTGGCTAGACGCAGATTGTCGTGGTTGGAATGGGTGGGCAATGCCTTACATGGAAAGAGATGAGTTCTATAGATATGTAAAGCGTTGCATTAATGATTGGATGGAAAATCCAGATCTTGATGATGGTTGTGATGGTCACTTCGTTGACGAAATCATGGCCATTAAACCACAAGAAATAAATGGAAGAACTCTTTACTATTTCGGTGGTTGGCTTTGCTGGAATGTCGAAGATGAGAGCTTTGTAGAAAAGCGCAAGATCTTGTTGGAGGCCACAGCATTATGAAAATAACTTTAATAGCATTCGGCACCTCGGTTGGAGGTGCCATTATTTTTCCCATCCTGGGACATAACCTAATCCAAGCGCACTTGTTCACAATAGGAGCTGGCTGGGCAATTTTTTCAATGGGCATGGCTTTTGGTCTGGCTCTTGCTCTGGCAGTTCTTTACTTTGAAATTTTAATTCGCAGTTTTAAATAGCAAATCGCAAATCCCCCACAAAAAAAAGGGCGCCCGATCAAGGCGCCCTTTCCATGTAGTGGGACTACTTACTACATTTAAAAAAGATCAGGAAGCATCATCTCATTTAAATCTTGATATGCTATATCATCAACTGTTTCTCCTTCTTCTAAAACCCACACAGGCTCACCATTCCATGCAGTAAAAACACCCACTCTGCATCTCAAGTCATCGTGACTTATGTTTTGCATTGCACTGAAACGATAATCAGTTTCTTGCCTATCGGATAAAGCCCTAGTCATAGGGTCTACCCATTTTATAGTGCCATTTAAGTATGACTGTTTAGCTCCTTTTAAAGCAGGTGGTGTGATTTTAAAATTTGGATTTTTACTTTTAAAACCCTGGTGATCATAAATAAATTCCAGGATATTTAAAGCATTGGTCCCTATGCGATAGGAACATCCTTTCTTTAAAATTTTTCTAGAGTTTTCCATTGTTAATAATTGCATTTTTGTACCTCCTAATAATGTAATTAATACTTGAATTATAATTCATTTTGTATAATATATCTATATCAATTTCATTAGGAGGAATTATGATATACACAAAAAAATCTTTATGGTTGGAACAAGCGCCTTGTTTTTGTTTTGAACTAGATCAGGACCAACTACTAGAGAAAGCATTGGAGGTTGGCTTTGTTATTCAAGTCGGCGAAGATAAATTTAAAAGATCAGGAGAGTACAAATGAGAAATATAATTTGTGATAAGAGTGGCGATATCATCTGTGAAGATATGAATACAGATGTCTATCGCTTTAACGAAAGGATTGAAGATGAATTTGGAAGCTATTCATTCCTTTACTTTTCTTTCTTTACCAAAGATTTTTTCATTGGTGATGAAAGCTCTGGGGAAGACTTTACCCTAGAAGCGTCAAAAAAAATCAAAGAATATGATCAGGACGAGGTTAACAGAGCCAAAGAAAGATTAATTCAATTGATGAAAGACGAAGGCGACTATGGATTTTTGGAGGTAAGCAATGGATGACGCATACTTAGACAGAACAGAGGAGGACGCAAGTCCTTACAGTTTCAAGCTGGAACTCGCAGAAGGAACTTTTGAAATGTATGCCCACATAAATAGCTATGGCTTTATGGATTATTCATTCTTCTTAGACAAAAAAGAATTGGATGGAGGTATCTATGGTGGCTATTGGGCAGACCCAGATAGTAAGTATGGCGAGTTTGACTCAGACCATGATGGCAGTTTATATCATCAAGAGTGGGGCTACTTGGTCTCTGATGTTTTAGGTGGCTATGACTTCAAAGAGTTGACATGGAAAACTACTGCGTAAACTGCTATACTTTCTGTATTAATTAACTTTCATATTAGGAGAAGATATGACAACAACAAACTTGTTATTCGTTGGCGACGAATTAAAAGAAATCGCACAAGTGACACTTAAAAAGCGCAAATTCAGCGTACCTTACGAAGACTTCATGCTTAAAGAAGGTCACATTACTCAAGAAGAATATGACAAGGGAAAAAAGACTCCTTGTTTTATTCTAGTAAAAGACCATGGTATCTATGTCATGAGTGGCGCGACCAACGACAAAGAACTATGGGACGCAAAAGCGAAGAAGTTCAAAGTCGCATATGCAAAAGGTTTTGACCTTAACCAAGAAGATCTTTGGGATAAAACTTATGCTGTAAGTGGCGACGACTTTGCTGAGTCGGTACCACTTACCAAAACTCAATTACTTAACATTGCGAAAGGGCAACCACTCAGAATTAGAATGACCCCAACCCAAATTTTAATAAATGCTTAATTTCCAAAGCAGTGGGGTTGGGCTCTCCCTAATACAAACCCAATCCCACATCCCCCCAGGTCCACTAGTTTTTTCTAGTGGGCCTTCTTTTTTTTCAGCCAGCGATCAGGAGCAGGCCGCGCATAGCCCGGAAGATTGCCCGGAAGATTACCCGGGATCAACCGGGCAAGTCGCAGCTCGCAACCCGGTAGATCGCCCGGTTGATCTAAATAGTAGCAATTCGCACATTTATAATGTTAAACTCGCACTTGTCGAACTCTCTCGACAAATTTGTTCTCCTAATGGTGCCCCAGGATCTTCGGATCTTGGGGTTTCTATTTATAAATCGCAAATCGCAGATCATAAATCGCAGATCGCAAATTGATCTGGCGAATTTTCGGATCTGGAAATCGCAGATCGGATTTTTTTTTTATTTTATAGATCGCAGATCGCACTAGATCAAACTGAAAACATTTTGATTATGTGTGCGAGGGGGTCGAAATCGTGTTTATTAATCTATATCAATGAAATACGAAAAAGTTTATTAACTTTTATTATATAAAATATGTATGTAATTTTATGTAAATAGTTATGCACAAATTGTAAAAATATGTAATAATTCTTATATTAATTAACCATTTTTTTAGGAGAATAACTATGGATTACAAAAAAGAAGAAATCAAAGAATACTTTGATGATTTTATTAACGACCAAGATGCCGAATGGATAGAAGATAACAAAGATGATTTACATCATCACGCTTTTAACACTGACTATTACATCATTGGCACATATCAAGCTGAACAATGGCTAGGAGATATGGCGTTTAATGTAATTAACTTTATTAAAGATTATGAACAAGATAATTTCGGAAAAGTTCATACTGATTTATCAGACCCAGAAAAAGTCGTGAATATGTACGCTTATATCATTGGCGAAGAAATCGTAGCCGATTATTTAAACGAACTTGAGGAGGTCGCCTAATGAAAGACACTAGCAAACAATTACTAAGCAAAAATAAAAAGCTATTCCCCTTCCATAGTGGAGGGGGATGCGTTCACTTTGGCTATGAAACAGACCATGAGGATTTAATCTGGCTGATAAATAAAGCTGATTTACATAACCCTACATTTAATGACGAAGGTCTACCAGAGTTTGAATGGATTAACGAATACCCAGAAGATATAAATGATTTTTGTATGTTCGGACTAGATTTTAATAATCTAGACCAAGAATATGAAGGACTCGCACTTGATGTAATCGGTATAGTTAAAGACGCAGTTCACAATAATGCTTGTTCTACTTTTGAAAATGATGGTTGGTCTTGTGCTTTTTATGGTAGATATCAGCAAGGTATCAAAATACTAGACGAACTATCTCCCAAGATAGACCAAAAAATAATTCACTTTTGTAGGTGTTGAAATGAGCAGATGTCAATTATGTAAAAAAGAAGTTGATGAAAGGTCAACGCAAGACCAAGTAGGTTTTGAATTGTGTTTGAGTTGTGCATATAACTACTCAGATAAAGAACTAATCGAAATTATGATTGAGGAGGAGGAACTATGAAAAGATTTATAGTTAAAGGACAGTTTGAGTTTGAAGTAGATGCTGAAACTTATGAGGACGCAATAGAGGAAACTAATGATAAATTAAATCTATCTAACATTGAATTTGAAGTGGAGGAAGACTAATGAAAAGTAAATTAGATGTAGCAGTATGTTATGAAAGTGTTTGTGAATTTTTTGAACACTATGATTACCATAGTTCAGATGGTTGGCTGACTGAGATTTTAAATGGAAACATTGATCTCAATATAATGCGTAAAGCAATCTTGAAACACGCAGATGGCGAGTACGAAGTTTGCCAAATGTTAGTTGATGAGATGCACATCCACAAATGGTGGGAGGAGGACGAATGAGATTTTATAGAGAGCATGGAGATATAGACCAAGAAATTTGGTGTAATTTTGATAAGGAAGTAGGGCAAGATAAAAAAGCCAGATACTTTGTTGAATGGGATATTACTGAAGATATAGCCAGAGTAATCAAAAATAAACTAAAAGACGAACTTCAAATTGACGAAGATAATTATTTTACTATGGATAATATGCAAGGTTTTTGTACTTCTAATTATGAAGAAGGCATGAAGTTTTATCGAGACTTATCTTTGATAATTGATGAACAATTAAAAATATGGAAGGAGGACGAATGAAAGAAGTAAAATTTATTAACAGAGAAAGCCAAAAGGATAGTTTAGTTATCGAATGTGATACTGCTGGTGGTGGAGGTAATATAATTGCTTTAGGAGATGATAAATTTGCAGAAGATTACGCAGATTGGGATTTTGAGCACACAAGCTCTTACATATCAGACATAGACCAAAAAGTTTGGACTATGTTTGAATTTACGGAATATGAATGGCTTAACAAACCAAGTGATTTAATTGGACAAAGTATTTGCGTACATGATGGAGATCCAATGTACCCAGAAGATGAAATTACCAAGATAGAAGCAATTTATAAAGTCAAAGATTATTTTCCGTATGATGAACTAACAAAGGAGGAAGCATGAAAATAGTAGAATGTCTTAAATGTAATAATCATTTCTTTGAGCAAGATAAATTTATAAATAAATGTTTTTTTTGTGGGAATAAAGATACACAAAAAACAATATATCTCGAAGAAGAAGGAAGTATTTATAAATCAATCATTCAAAAGTTACAGGAGGAAGCATGAAATATACAGTTAAGTTTGGTATGGCAAGAACTTATAGCACACCAGAATTACATGAAAACACAAGAT